GAGAACTACGCAAAAGGACTGCGTCCAAGTTTAACTTGGTGTCCTTTGCGTAATCTGGCAATGCTTCTTTGACTGTGTCAATGAAAGCCATTAGAGAGTCTCCCCACCCACTGTACGATTACATGCACATAGTTCGCCAGTCTGAAGTGCGTCAAGAACACGCAAAGTTTCTTCAGGTGAACGACCTACGTTCAAGTTGTTTACTGTAATGTGTTGAATCTCATTGTTTGGATCAACAATGAATGTGGCACGTAAAGCTGCGCCAGCAGGTGCATAGAATACACCGAGTTGGTCAATCAATGATTTATCCCACTCACGCTGTGTATCAGCAAACTGAATGTGTTTAATTTTCTTTAGATCTTCATGTGCTGCTTGCCATGCTAGTTTACAGAACTCATTATCTGTAGAACCAGTCAATAGAACTGCATCACGATCTGCAAAATCTTGGAACAACTTATCATATGCTACGATCTCTGTAGGACACACGAATGTGAAATCCTTAGGATAGTAAACGATTACTTTCCACTTTCCTTCGAAAGATTTTTCTGTAATATCAAAGAACTGATCGCTACCTGGATTGACACCAGTAACAACGAATGGCTCTAATTTATCTCCAACTGTCTTCATTAAAACTCCTTTAGGTTAAAAAATAATTACATTACTACTTAGTCATTGAATTACTAAATGAGTATTGTTTTTTACATAAAATTTTTCAATTACGATAATTTATAAAACCGATCACGAAACTTTTTCAATTTCGATACCACACTTTTCTAAAAAGTCTAAGCCAATAGTATCTCGGTATGAATGTCTGTAGTAGACTTTATTGATTCCTGCACCATGAACTAACTTAGCACAATGGATACAAGGAGCATGAGTACAGAATAGACTACTGCCATTTCCGCTCTCGCCATCACGTGCCAATTTAAGAATAGCATTTGCTTCAGCATGAATAACCTCATCTTTTGTCTTAGTTACAACACCACCATCTTCGTGGACTTCAATGATCTCTTCACATTCATTTGTCCAACCAGCTGGCATACCATTATAGCCGATGGAGATGATTCGATTATCTTTAACAACACACGCACCTACTTGCAATCGCCTAGCACTGGACAGCTGAGCAAATCTTTCAGCTGTGTCCATGAATGCATCGACCCACTTCTGTTTCATTGTAAAACTACCTTTATATTTTTAATCTGATCCATCTGATTATTATCTATGACGAATCTAACATTGGCTATCTGTTGTTCCTTTTCATAAACTAACAATGCTGGCTGATTATATGTATTGTTTACATTTTTAAACCACGTAGCACGTTTATCTCCTGCGTAAACAACTTCATAGAATGCTGGGTGCGCATATTGCGACCACAACTCAACATCTTTACCATTTATAGAACCATAAACAACTATACGTGGTGTTGCGTGTATGTTTCTAAAATCAACTCCTATACTTTGACAGGACACAGAACTATTTTTCGTCTTTGCGAAACACACCATGGTGTCATCTGATTGCTCCGCCTGTTTTGGTTTACCAACTTCGGCAACTGCAATCGCTGCAAATGGATTTAAAGACATCAATGTTGCAACAACACCACCATGAATTGTTGGATACATGTTACTGCTTGTCTTACCTTCTTCATCGATAACTTTACCAAAAGACTTCATGTCAGAAACCCATTTTGGTTGAAATGACATGGCTACGTTTAGGTTTACTGTAGTTGAGTTCCTTCCAACATTATATGTTGGCTGGGACAACTGAATTGAAACTGCTTTTGAAAAGTCATCAAGTCTATCAAATACTTTTTGTTTTTCTTTATAGTCTTGTTGTTGAACATTTAGTGCAACTGGTTTAGTCACATTCAATCGATTGTCTTTCTTTCGATCAACATCTGCAATGATTGTTACTTCATACCCAACTGACTTTTTAGAACTAGAGATGATATCATATTTGTTTATGATACCACCATTGTATTGGTCTACTGTTTCTTTATATTGCTTATTCTTATACTCACTCTCACTAATAATGAAAGTTCCTGTTACTTTCTCAAGTGCTTGCATCTTGGCATTTGCAAGAGCATTATCAAAGGTACTACCATACCCAGTGACTATAACTTCATCTGCAAATGCCACGCTTGATGCAAGCATCAAAGCAATGGCAAGTTTTTTCATTGGTTAAATGCAGTTTTGATTTGAGTTGCTGCTTTCATGGATCGCTTATCTACCATGATTGTTACTGCAACATTCTTCCCATCAGATGATACTTTACGTTCTAGGATATAAGCACCACGAACAATACCATTGGCTTCAACACTAATCTTCTCTTGAATCTTAGTTGTTAGATCAGATGCTTTACGTTTTGCATTGACATCGTTCTCTTTCATGTCAGCAGAAAGTGCATTGGTAATAGTATCGCTAGTCTTAGATGACTTAAGATCTGTCTGGATAAACTCAATAATGTTACGCTTGGCACGCATAGCTGCAACATTCATACCTTGTTCAACACCAGCATCATTCTCAACAGGTACGAATGATGTTGCAGATGATTTGATTGATTCCCAGTCACCCTTATCATTAAAAGTCACTTCAACTTTACCGAAGTCTCTTGCGTACTTCTGTCCCTCAGATGTTGTTTCATCGCTGGTTAATTTAGTGCTACTACAAGCACTTAATGCTACTGCTAAAACTGATACAAGAAAAATTCGCTTATTCATAATATATGTTTCCTTATTAACGTAATGTATATGAGTATACTACTGCATTTGGTTTGTTATATGCTTCTATAACACGTTTACGCATCTCAGGATCTGAGATTTTGTAACCCAACCTATCTGAAGATTTTGGGTCAACCATTTCCATAATCTCTGGTTTGTTGCTATCGATAGGTGTAACTATTACTGATTGAGTAGTAGAACTATTATCAATCGGCATAGTGAATCGAGCTTTAATCAAATTCCATTCAGTATTGAAGTCCAAAGCAAATGCATTGGTCGAAACTAAACAGAGAACAACTGCAATAGTTTTCACTTTGCGTTCTCCTTGATGAATTGTTGCGCATTATTTAATTGCTTATCTGCAATATTTGCAACACCATTAAAACCAACTGTTGCGACAATTACACCGAATATAAAAGCAACGAACAGTTTAAGCATCTTGAACCTCCACTGGTTCTTTTAAACCTCTCCAGAAACCAATAGCATCTTTGGGTTTCTTGCCATCGATGGTCCACTTCTTACCATTCCACATTGCAAATTTATAGAATGGCCAATTAGTTTCTTCTCGTGTTTCATAATATCCAACACGTTCAGGATTAACTTCAACTGGATACCATTCGGTAACAGTTTGCTCATATGCTTCGTTCTCTGCTTCCATCTCAAGTTCTTCTTGACGACTGTGGTAGTAATCAATTAAACCAGTAAAATCTTTAATTTCTTCGGGAAGTGCTTCCAATGATGCCAGATCGTCCATATCATAATCATACTCATCACTCTCACCATCTTCCCACTTACCGCAGTATCCCATACCACCCTCATGATATACAGCATCTACATGCCAGTCATTTTCAAAAAGGAATTCATATAGTGCGAGTGGTGGTGCCCATGCTGTTTCAAACGAGATCCAAACAGTTTCATCATCATATCGATCATAGTCAATGATAGAGATATCCCACTTAGTTCCCCAATTGTTACAGTTCCAATCATACCAGTTTTCTTCTTCAGATTCTGGACGTGGACGTAGATGTTGGAATACTTGTTGATTGTCTTTATCTTCTAGGACAGCAACGAGAGCATCAATTTTCTCTTTACTTGCAGTAAGAGTAGCAGCATTATCACACCAATTAGGCATTTGATTTCCCTTTCACATAGTTCATAATAAAATTATACACGAAAATTACAATTTTGTCAACTAAAGTTTTCTTTGTTGCAAATCTTGCAATTAAGCTGTGGCTCCACTTGCTGGAGCCTGAGAGTTTTTTACTTTCTTTTCCTTCACAGCTGGAGCAGGTACAGATGAGAAAGTTTCTGACACCAACTTCTGTGTAATCTTTGGATACATCTTTGTTAGTTTCTGGTCTTTGATTGCAAGAATCAACTTGGCTTCTAAGGGATGCAAACCCTCAAGTAGCTGAATGAACAAAGATTCTCTACGCAGTTTATTCAAATCCGCACGACAGAACACATACAACTTTCTGGCTTCCATATGCAAATTTGCAGGACTCATACCAATCGGTGCAGCATCTTCCTTAAATGGAGGATCTCCCTCAGGTAAAAAGAATTTCTTCTCTGGGTCAAATGCATGTTCAAAAATCAAACGCAGTGCACCATTATCTTTATATTTTGTAATAGTAGCTGGATCCTCATTGATCTCAGCCAACATCTCAGTAACTAATTTTGTAGACATTAAAAGTCCTCCAATTCATCTAATAGTAAACGACATTTATTGGCGATTAAATAATTCATTATCGTCATCTTGTCGGATGTCGTTTTATAATCCGCATAGGTATCTATAATTTGCTTTGACACATCCTCAGGAATAAACTCAAAGTCTACCAGTGTTTGATTGCGATGCCAGTTACGACGTTCTTCGTCAGTCTTACATGCAATAAAACCATTCTCAATAAATTCCTGCAGTCGTTTTGCAGAAACAGGTTTCTGTCTTTCGCCTTTGAGGAACACATCATCATTACTCAGGATGTTTGGGATACCATCGTCACCTGCTTTAACAATGTGCGTAATGGTTTTTTCATGCAACTCTTTCTTAGTTGCTTTAACGTATTTCTTCTGAATAGGTGACCACTGAGTTACATTATCATATTTTTGCAACTGAATGAAGTCGCCATCTGAAGATACAACTAAAATCTTCTGGGGTTCTTCTACTAGTCCTTGCTGAACCAATGCATTAGTCTGACACCACTTAGCCATTACTGCGATGATATCGTCAGCTTCTGCACGTTCCAGATGTAAAACTTTATACGGAAAGTTCTGTGCAATCTCATCACGAATTTGCGACAGCGTATCAAAGATTAGAGTCCAATCAAGATCGCTGTTATCACGTGCTTTCTTACGATTGCACTTGTAGTTAGGGAAGAACTCCCTACGCCAATACTTACGTCCATCGCAACAGATAACCAACTCCCCATACTCTTTGCCATATTTCTTTTTGTATGACTTGAGTGTTGAGAGTGTTACGTGACGAATCAGGTTTTTAATCTCTGACTCGCTACCTTTCAACTCACGTTGAAACGATAGAATGTTACTCAGAGCTACCTGAGAGTAATCAACTAAAATCATTAAAATGCTCCAAGTAAAATTGTTTCTTCATTGAAACGACCATTCGGTACTGCTGGTTTGGTCTTTAGTGTCTTGATTGCACTGTTCAATGCACGTTTACCCAGAGACAACCCTTTGAAAAATTCATCAGGTTTGCGTAGAGTCATACGCTTTGATTCTTTAATATCGAAACCGATGATGGTAGTTCCCTTAACTGATAGAGTGCCACCATTCTCACCTTTGTATACACCAAGATGTTTGTATTTGGTATTGTAGTACCATACTTCAGTTGAGCCGATGATACTTGCTGGGTTCACAGACTTCAGATTAAGATCTGCAAACTCTTTGAGATACTTCATCTTCGCTACTTGTTTACCTGCAGGTACTTCCTTACGCTTACGTGGAGTACGATTAGCCTTAGCAGTCTGAACCATCTGATTACAGTCAGCAACGATGTTATCCACGAACTCCAAGAATTTCTTTAGTTCACGTTTAGTGAAGTTTGAGTAACCCTCTACAAGTTGTTCATCTTCACCAGCGATTGCTTCACGCAATTCATCAGCCAAAGGAATAAACAACTCACCGATACGTTTAGCGATCGGTGCTGCAACTTGTTGTGCTAGTAGATAATTTTTAGCTGAGAAGTCAGACTTGCAACCACCCAACACAAAGTCATCGATGGCACCCTCAATCTCACCAGCAAGATCGTGTGCTTTCTCATCCATTCTATCTTGAATGGAAATTACATTGGTAGGGGTTTCTTCTTTCTTGATAACTTCTTTCTTGACTTCTTTCATCGCAGTCAATTCTTTGATGCGATTTTCAAGAAATAGTTGATGATTTTCTGACAGGTCACCACCACGATCGGCGATACGTGCGAGTATACCAGCATAACGAAAATGTTTTTCGTCAATCTTCAGAAGTTGTGCTGCTATTTTTTTGTTTGTCTTTGCGACATGATTAATAAGCCATTTCTTCTTATCTTTGTCATCGTTGTTATAGTTATAGTAGTTAAGTATCTCGAGAAAACTGCTGTTATATCTCGATGAGTTCAACTCAGGTTCACTACCATTAACTTTTGCAACAAGTTCTTTACGTTTCGCTGTATTCATAACCATAGGAATAATTCCTCACTTTCTAATAACAATTATACCCTACTTTTGAATTATTGTAAAGCATTATTTTAACCCTCTATTTCAGAGGGTTTGCAATCCCCTACAATCCGTAGGGTTATGCCACATAGCCAATAAAGTTGTTCAGAAGGACTCGGCTAGTTTTCTTGGTATTCAAGTACTTACCGAAGTTCTTTGCAATAGACTTAGCGTTAGCGTCTGGATTAACATCCAACTCACCCTCTTTAATTTTAGTAGAAGATTGAGGAATCAGGAACAAGTCATCACGACCAGTGTTCTTGATTGACGCAAAACCATTGGCACGAAAATCTTTTCTCCACTCTTCGATTAGAAAGTAATCATTACCCCTAAAGTCAGGTAGGTTTGCTTGCATCGCACCACGCAAATCACGACGATGATTTTGGCAGATATGAAAACCTAGAACTGCGATGTTATAACGATCTTTCATCATTTGCAGAATTGTTCTAGTTTGATAGTTACCATACCTATTAAATTCATAAGTTTTTTGCGTAACTTCATCACGAACATAATGCTTCTGTTTGATACGTTTGTATTCAGCACCAATAATCTCTGTTCGCACTTCGTCCAAACCCCGATGATAACCAACTGGAGTCAAAGAATGTCCCTCACCATCGGTAAGAGTAATAAATGTCATCTTCTCGATATTGTTGTTTTTAACAAACGAACCAACA